CGGGGAACGTGGCTGCCATCACAATCACCGACGGGCGGATCACCTCTATTGTGAATGTCCAAGCCACCACGGAGTTGCAGGACCTCCAGAATGTCTGTGAGACCGGGAACGTCTATAACAGCGCCATAACAGTTACGAATGTGCTGACCACCAACGTTGTCAGTACCAACGTGTCTGGAAACGGTTCTGGACTGACCTCGACCACCGACGTGGCTGACGAGACCTACGGTGGTCTGGGGAATGTGGCCCAGATCACAATCCTGAACGGGCGGGTGACCCAGATCCAGAATGTAGAGGCTCCCATGGTTCTCCAGGATCTCCAGAACACCAGCGAGCAGGGGAACACCTACGACTCTGCGATCCAGTTGACCTCTACTGGCAACAACCTGGTCCTGTCGGGGATGGTCTACAGCGTCTCGGAGGAGGTTGGGTTTGGCTCCGGGTTTTCGAAAGCCAACGTGGCGGAGCGTGGTATCCGCTTGGGGCACACGGCGGTGGATACGGCTCAGGGGCAGTACAGTATCTCTATGGGCTACCAGGCGGGTGAGACGAGCCAGGGGGCTCAGGCAGTAGCCATGGGGTGGGCGGGTGGTGCGAGCAATCAGGGGTTCCGGTCCGTTGCCATCGGGCGCAACGCTGGGTCATCGGATCAAGCGGCGTCTGCTTTGGCCTTGGGTTACCTGGCGGGGCAGGAGAACCAGGGAACCAAGGGTGTGGCAGTGGGCGCGAATGCGGGGCAGACCGACCAGGCTGGGCACACCGTGGCTGTGGGTGGCGACGCGGCCAAGACCAGCCAGGGGTCTCGCGCGGTGGCCGTGGGTTCTGGTGCCGGCGCCCTCTCTCAGAACACGATGGCGGTCTCCGTCGGCTACCTTGCCGCCCAGAGCGGTCAGGGTGAGAGGGCTGTTGCGGTGGGTGTGAACGCCTCCAGGTATCACCAGAACGCCTACGCAGTTTCCCTGGGATCTTCTGCGGGTCAGAACTCTCAGGGGTCTTACGCCGTGGCGGTTGGTGCGGTAGCCGGCAAGACATCCCAAGCCGATAACTCCATCGTGATCAACGCCACCGGTTCAGACTTGAATAACACCACGGAATCCTCGCTGGTCGTGAAGCCCGTGCGGTACGATGCCACCCACCAGAACACCATGTCCTATAACGCAACCACGGGTGAGATCACCCACTCGGAGAATGTGACCGCTGTGGGGAGCATCACGGCTGGGAGTTTCTCCACGGCTGGGGCGGTGTCCTCCGCCTCTGTGTCTGCTTCGGGTGCGATCACGGCTGGTGGAGATTTGACGATTGCTGGGGGCAACGCTCTCATATTCAGCCTCCCCAACACGGAGACGGACTTTATTATCCAGAATGTAGATAGTGCGACCTCCAGCGAGGAGCGCCTCGTCTTCAACTCCATCCCTGAGGGTGGCGCTATGACCTCCCAGATGGCTCTCTTCAAGGACAGCGGGAACTTGGTGATTGGTGGTGGTCTCACCACCGCTGACGAGAAGTTGGTGGTGGGCGGGAACATCAAGGCGAATGGGAACATCTCTGGGTCGGCTCTCACCCTGACGGGTGTCCTCAAGACGGCGAAACTGACTTCATTCCCAGCGATTGATGCTGCGGGGGACGGGTCAATCTTCTACTATGATAGTGGCGACGGCGCAGAGGGTCTCTACTGCCAGGTGGCGGGGGCTTGGGTCAAGATTTCTTAAAATTCGGGTTGTTATCAGGGCTGCTTTGGGGCGTGCACTAAGTAAGATCAGGAAAGATGAACTCGATGTTTCCTCAAAATTAGAACTTCTCGGGTGTGATTTGAAGTATTTTAAGGAGTGGATTGAGGATAATATAAAGAAGGGTGACAAAGTATTAATATAGTTCCAGATGGATCTTAATCGTTATATACTTAAAATGCGCCTCAACAAGATGCAAGACGCTGGGATATCCGGACCCCTCATATGGGCGGAGGTGAACAAGAACCTGACGGCGGTTCAGGGGTACATCAAAACCCAGGGAACGACCTGTTGGCACGTGTGGTGTCAGAACCCCGAGGGGGATATCCAGGACGTGGGGTACGAATTGGCAAAGAGGGACGATCCAACCTTTGCCAACATCGATAAGGAGTACATAATGATACCCCCCGAGGGTGTCCAGGTGGACAAGGACCTCGAGGTGGTTGAGAGGTGGGAACTGTATCAGAACGATCCCAAGGGCTTTTGGAAGACGGAGACTCAGAGGGTTCGGGATTTCAAATCCAAAATTAATCGAGAGTGTTCAGTGCGTTAACGACCAACTTGTGGGTATATATGTTCATATAGTTCCTGACGGTGGTGTTGATAATGTCTGTGTCTCTCAAATTCTTCGCATCGAAGAATGGCGGCGTCTTGTTCACAAGCGCCGTGTCGATTGCGTCGTTATCCATTTCCCACCAGAGGTCGTGCATAAAATCCAGATCAATATCCCTGGCCTCGATAATCAGGTCGTCACGTTTTGAAAATAGATAATTCGTATACAGGTGGTTGTCCACAAAGTCATCCACCTTGCGCAGACCGTTCCATGTTATCTTGTAGGCGGTTCGTTCCCGCTTCAACATATTAAATAGGGGGCGGAAGTCCTTCCGATTCACCAACCAATTCATGTCATACTCAACCTGAATGTGTTCAATGCGGTCCAAGAGGTTCTTGCCCGCCCCCCTGACCACATCGAGGTCCCACCCATCGGTGTCCACCTTCAAGAACAGGATATCCTTCAAGTCGTGACGATGGCAGTAATTGTAGAGGCTCCACTCGCCATTTGCAGTGACGCACTCTCGGTTGATTACACACCTGCCATAGTCCACGCCAGTCATCTCCTTGAACACCGGATCAAACATGTGAAACTGATGGGTGTTGCTGAAAAGGGGGAACTCTGACTCGGTTGCCCCAACATCCAGCACCACCTCGTCTCCCCGAGAATCTGCCAAGATGCGCTTGAGAACCGCGTGCTCTCCGTTGACCCTGGGATTGCAGCAGGTGGCGAGGTGAAAGTACAAAAACGAAGCACCGCTCGTCGTGGTGAAATAGCGACCAGACATCTTGGGTGTGTATGTACCACAAACCTCTATCTACTGTATGAGGCGAGAGACAATCCCCGTAACCTCGTCCCAGTTGTGGGCGGCCAGCGCGTTCTCCTCACACCATGGATATACAGGGTCTCCCACGTAGTTGATACCCTTGATGTGCTCACACTCGCACTCCATGCAAGCCTGGTAGCTGTCGTCCACCAGGGCGCTGATAGCCAGCGACTTGCAGATGGCAGTCTTGCTGGTGGAACTGGAGGTGAACGAGTTTGTCAGGATCACATCCCTGACCACCCCTGGGAAGTGGCGCTCCACCCACTCCTCGGTCTTATGACGCACCCGGTCTTGGCGACCCGTGATTATGTACACGTCGTAATCGAGAGCCTTGAGGAAGGATAATCCTACTTGGGCTCCAGAGAGCGGCTTGAGGTCTGCAAACTCCTGGGAGTCGTAGAAATCGTAAACCATCCGGCTGGAATCGGTCTGGGATATCCCCAGAATGCTGGCGTAGTGATAGGGCCACTTTCCCTTGGGCCACTTGTGACCCGCTCTCTCAAACATTGGTCGACAGAAGGGCGTAAGGACCTCGTCGACATCGATACCAATACGCCGGCGAGGGCGAATAACACTGAATGCTTTGGCGGTCGAGGCATAGGCGGACTGCATCTTGTTCTACCTACCTATGTGTACATATCTTTAGCCTCCTCCGCCGTTATGTAGTCCCTTACGTGCTTTGAGTGTTGGGTTATGTCGTCGCACAACAGGTGGCGGGCGAAGAATTTTTGAAGGATATTGGGGGTCAGCTTGAGGCGGCGGATGTCCTTCCAAAAGTCATCCCACTTGTCAGCCTGCTTCGGGAAGAAGCGCAAGAATTGCTCCTGGGTCTGCTCCTTGGTGTTGAACTCGTACTCCACAAAGTAATCCACCCGCCGACGGAGAGCCTCGTCCAGTTTCTTCAGGTGGTTGGTGGTTATGAAGATGATGGTGCCATCCTTGAGGCGCCCGATGCCGTCCAGGGTGTTGAGGAGCCCCGAGAAGGTCACCTGGTTGCGGGCAGAGTCGTGATTCTTGCGCTCCTCGAACAGGCAGTCGATGTCCTCGATGGCTATCCACGCATCCTTGGGGCAATTCTTGAAGGCCCGCCGCAGCGCCCTGTCATCCACCTCGGCGGTGAATTCCACCGATGCGACAGCCCTGTGGAACCTGCTGGCGAGCGCGTGGATCAGGGTGGTCTTGCCGGTTCCCGGGGGTCCGTGGAGCATGTAGATGCGGGTGTGCGGTATGTTCAATGACTTGTGCAGATTCTCGGTGTCTTCGCTCAGAAACCTTTCCATATCTTGAACTATGTTGTCCTTCGTACCCCCTGGTAGGACAACGGAGTCCAGGGGGCGGTGAGCGATAATGCCCTCCAAAGACCACCCGTGTTCCATCACCCACAGAGGCACACCCTTATCATAGTCGATGTCCTTGCCGTGACGGGACAGTTCTCGAGCGGCGTCTATCAGAGTGTTGATGGTGGCGATCGATTCCGCCTCCACCACAACGGTGGTACCGAACATTATCCCACCGTCGCTCGGGAGATAGGGCTCCTTGTTGCGCTCGACCTTCAGATTGACCCCTTCCCACCCCACTAGTTTGTAGTCTCCGTCGGGGACGCAAAAATCTTCAATCTCCTGCTTCGTGGTATTCCACCCGTTGTAAATGAGCTCGGTGAGTTCATTCTTGACGGCGATGTAGTTGCACAGAGCATCTATGTTGAAGTCAGGAGTGGGTCCAATAGTAACGGTGACCATCGCTCTTGATTTACCAAGTATAGAGCGGAAACCTTATATGCGTATAGGTATGGATACCGTCGTATCCATTACAAGTATTCCGTCGAGGTTCAAGTATCTTCCGTCCATCGTCAAGCATCTGACCGCACAAGGTGCCAGTGAGGTGTTGGTGAACATCCCCAACAAATACAATCGGTGGCCCGACGTGAAGGTTGATGTCCCACCCGAACTGTATGACATCCCTGGCGTCCGGGTGAATCGGTGCAAGGACTACGGACCCGGCACGGTGTATATCGCGCCGCTTGACATCCGCCAGAGCGCAAAGTACTTGTTGGCGGTAGACGACGACACGTGCTATCCCGCCAACCTGCTCAAGACCCTCCGCGGTGCCATGGAGGACGACCCTTGCGTGTGGTGCACCAGCGGATTCAGGATCCCCGAGTTCTATGGCACCGAAAGGGCGGTTCCCCGGTATCATCGAGAGGAGGTGGACGTCTCCGAGGGATACGGCGGCGTTTTTTTGGATATGGATTGGATCAGGAGGGGTAGGACATACTTCGAGTGGATGCGTGCAAAGTATACATACCACGATGATCTACTTCTCAGCAACACCATGGCATATCTTGGAATCCTGCGCAAGTCGTGGTGCGACGAAATTCTAAACATCCAGATGATTCGTCAATACGATTTTGGGATGGGCCCGGATGCCCTATGGAGACAAGGAGGAGGGCATAAAGACACGTGCAAACCAGTTTTAGATAGGCTTAGAGAGGACGGTGAATACAATTACAAGCGATGGCAGTCTGGGACTGCTTCATCTTCTACAACGAGTTAGATATCCTCGAGCGGCGCATGCACTACTTGGACACGACGGTCGACCACTTTGTGATTGTGGAGTCTTCCGTGACCCACAAGGGAACACCGAAACCCTCATTTTATCAAGAAAATAAAGGTAGGTACGCACGGTGGGCGCACAAGATTCGACACGTGTTGGTGGATGACAACCCCGAAGGCGATGACGCTTCCTGGGCGCGTGAGAATCACCACCGCCAGGGGATCTTGCGCGCGTTGACTGATTCCGCGGAACCATCTGATTGGGTGATGATATCTGATGTCGACGAGATCCCCAACAGGGGTGCGGTGTGTCGCGGAAGGGACAATCAGATTGCGAACCCCACGGCATTCCACATGACGGCATTCCAGTACTCACTCGACTGGATGCAGACGTTCGAGCCGTGGTTTGGAACTGTTATGTGTCGGTGGGATCAGATGCCCCGTGGCGGTCCTCAGGAGTTGCGGAACAACAGGTGGAAGTATCCCCATCACCGATTTGCTGGGTGGCACCTGTCAAGTTTTGGGTCTCTGGATCACATCTACAACAAGGTCAAGGAGTATGCGCACCACGCAGATGAACCGTGTGTCAAGATGACTCGGGAGTCTCTGGCTTCTGACATGGAGGCGGGGGTGCTGGGTGGCACGCACAAACTGACTCCCACATCCGCTAGTACTCTCAACTCTATGCCTCGTAGTCTCGTATTGCCACTCCCACTGGAAATCGAGGAACCCCCATCTGCGTCAGCTCCTGATAGCGCACGGTGAGTTTCTTGCCCACGTAGTCCTTCCAGTTGGCCCACAGCTCCCGACGGTACTCCTGGGTCCCCTCGGGGCGAACGGTGAAGCGGTCCTCCTGGGACGTGATGCACTCCCAGATGACCGTGCCCACATCCCTACCCTTGCCCTCCTGGGCTCCCACGATCAGATACTCCTGATCCTGGAAGCGCTTGTGCTTGAGCAGACTGGCGGACCTCTCGTTGAGGCAGTAGACCCCGTGGGGGTTGCGGGCGATCACACCCTCGTAGCCGTACTTGATGTACTCGTCCACCAGGCGATCCACCTCCTCTCCGCGAACCTCCTTGAGGGTCGGGACCAACTTGAACCCCGGAGGCCACTTCAGGGACTCCAGGTGCTTCAGGCGCTCACGCCACGTGGCATCGGGATTTTCCGTCAGGTAGCAGTCAAAGACGTGGAACTCTATGAGATACGCGTCCTCCCCAGGCGTCGCCCTCCGCACCGCCCCACTCAGTTTCTCGAACGGCATCTTCTTGGTGTAGAGTTCGCCGTCCAGCCAGGTGCTGTGGGACACCTCGAGTCCGCGGCGGAGGTGGGGGACGCTGGTGATCGACTTGCCCATGCGGGTGATGAAGCCCCTGTGGTGGTTGAACATCGCCCTGACCCCGTCGAGCTTCGCCTGGCAGTCGTACGTCGCCTCGGGGTTCCCCCGCTTCTCCCAGGTGTGGGCAAGCATCGGGAGCACCAACTGGTCGTCCAGTTCAGCGAGATCCTCCACGTCCCCCTTGTCCTTCCGCTTGTTCCAGAACGAGCGGGCCTGCAGTTCGGCCTGTTCCTCGACCGTCCTCTTTACCTTACCCTCAGGTACGAGGAGGTTCGTCTCTTGCATCTTGCCTCCTGTTATGCCCCAGACCCGCTTGATGACCCAGGGCCCCTGGGGGTCGGAAGTGGTTGGGTGGGTCGATACCGTCCACACCACAACATGCCCATACTTGTCACGAGAGTACAAAGTTTGCTCCATAATTTGGATATGTATCGCTGTGTGTCTTTAAAGATGCCCAGCGGAATGCCTGAGATGGCTCATACACTTTTTGTAGCGGCATAGTAAAGGCGTGATGTCTTCTGGCCCCCCACCCGTTGTGGATATGAAGCGCTACGCAAGGATACACCCACCAGAGAAGCCAATCTTCGAGTGGAACATGATGAACTTTTGCATCATCCTGATTTTCATAACCTTTGTGGGCCTGTGGATCAGGGCTACGGAGATTCGCCAAAAACGCGCGTCCGCCACACGTAAGGCTGATGAGCCTGCGCCTTCAGGGCTTCCTTGATGACCTTGGTCTTTGCAACCTTGTTGAATGATATGTTGTTTATGGCATCGTACTGCTGCGAGGTGATCCCGTATCTCGCAAACACCTCGGGGTCGTTCATGCGGTGCATTAACATCAGGGTGTCTCGGTCTGGCAGACCCCTGAGCCTCTTCTCTCTCATCTTCTGATTGGAAAACTTTGTCCACGCCGTGCCATTCTTCATGGCCACGTCGGGGATCTTCCGATCCATCATCATTATGGGGTGGTAGACACTCGAGACCCAGAAGTAGTCCATGAGATCCCAGGTGGGGTCGCTGTCGTACAGGTCGCCCTCGGACAACATATTGAACACACGGGGATCCACCTCCTTGAGACCCATGTGGATGTTGCTGTGCACGAGGTCCGCCATATACCCGTGCTCAGTCTGTTTGCGCCCGATCTCACCCATCGGATCCCTCGTCCCTCCCTGGCACATCATGGAGTAGAGCCACTGCTTGGAGTCTTGAAAGTAGTCCCTGGTCCCAGGGAACCTGACGGTGTTCAGGAAGGTTCGGCAGTCGCCCCGAGCCTCGAAAGCCAGCGTGGTCAGCTGGGCGTGGTCGGTGGCGGGGCTCTCCCTCGCCCCTATCTCCACCATCTGATTTACGGAAAGAGGGGGGCAGTGGAGGCAGTCGCAGAAGGTGATCTTCTCTATGTTCTGGGCGATGAGTATGGTGGCTCCACGGGATAGCCTCTTTCCGTAATCCAGGATGCTCTTGTCGGGGACGGACGAGTCCACCAATACGTGGGCGGACGACTCTCTCAACTGATCTCCGACGTCTGAGAGTCTGGTAACCTCTACCCACCTCCTATTCTTGAGCGCCACCTGCGTCAGATAGCTCTTCCCCACCCCCACATCACCATAGAGGCAGACGATACCGTTGTCCTCTATGATGGTTACTAGGGTGTTTAGGACATCCAGGTGCCCGACAAAATTGGCAGTTCGATTATCTTTGCGAAACTTAAGAAACTTGTCCATGATACCTGATGATATTAAGGACCTTATTTTTAAGGATGATCTGTATCGGTACCGGGTTCAGCCGTTCCTGTATTGCCTGGCGGGGTCGCAACTTCTGCTGGTTGGCCTTCTACTATTTGCTCTACTACAATTTCAGTCGGTGAAGCAGGCGCTTCAGGCGCTTCAGGCGCTTCAGAGAGCACAGTGACTCCAGCCAGCACCGGGAGCGGGGGGAGTGATGGGGGTCTCCTGACGCGATCAGACACCTTGCTCAACCCCTTGAGCTGGCTGAGTTCCGTCATGAGGTCGGAGTGCTGAGTGTCAGTGGACAACCTCGGCATCCGCAGGGTCCCCGATTCGGCGTTTTCCGAAACCCGCTTGCGGAATGCCGATATGACACCGTCGGTCTTCTTCTTCTCCAGGGTGTTGTCGAACAGGTCGATGGGGCGCACGAACAGGATCTCGGGGCGGCTGAAGAATGTATCGGGCAGGTTCTGCTTCACGGGAAACTTTCGCTCGAACAACCTAACAACGTTGCTGGGTAGGGGCGGGGACTGCTCGATGAGGCGGTCGTACTCACCCCTCATGATGTCAACGAACGGGCTTCCGTCGTGAGCCCTCTCCGTCCGCGGGAGGGTCAGCTCAAGCCGGATGCTGCGGGACAACTTGCCATAATGGACGCTGCTGACGCGGTGAGACTCCATCAACTCTGACACCTTGAGGAACTGCATTACAGTGGTCAGGATGGCCGCAAACAGATTGCACGCACCGATCGCAGCGGGGACGTACTCCTGCCATGCGACGGGGAAGGTCTCCTGTGCAAAGTTTGCGGTACCCGTCACGGTGCTAATCACGATAATGGGGAGGGTCATTCGCATATTTAGGCTCTTGAAACGTGTGTAGGCTGCATAGTGCATGTACCTGTAACAAGCCGCCTGCTCTCCCCACCTCTGAAGGATCTTCTCGTGCTGAGAATGCCATATACGTGGCCCAATCTTCTTTTCACCACGAGGCGAGTGTTCACCATCGGAGTATGTCATTGTATATCTTACGACTATAAAGTTTTCATGCGATAAATTACCACACAGATGTCTCTCGAACTTATAATGGGTAGCATGTTTTCCGGGAAGTCAACGGAACTCATTCGGCGGATCCGCCTTCAGCAGGTTATGGGTAGGAGTGTTAGGGTTGTGAACCACGCCCTCGACAACCGCCAGGGGTGCCTGGAGTCCGTGAGGACCCACGACGCCACGGAGTTCAAGGCAGTCAAGTACCCCACATTGGAATCCTTCATGTTTGACGACATTGACACGGTGGCCGTAGACGAGACCCAGTTCTTTCCAAATCTTAGAGAGTGGGTGGAGAGCGGGTTGTCCAGGGGGAAGCACATCATCCTGGCGGGACTAGACGGGGACTTCCAGCAGCAAAAGTTTGGTGAGCTGCTGGACGTCATACCGTTGGCGGACAACGTAACGAAATTGAGAGCGCTGTGCATGTTCTGCAAGGACGGGACACCGGGTCCCTTCACGTACCGCAACCCCGGGGTGGGTCACGGGGAGCAGGTCCTCGTGGCGTCAGAGGATTGCTACAAGGCGGTGTGTCGCAAGTGCCTCACCGCCACATAGAGGCACACGGGGGTCACCACCCACCAGAGGGGGATCCACGGGACGTACACGACCTTGGGTGCTCCCACCTGCTGGAAGGCTCCGTAGAACCAGGATGATACGGGCGCCACCATCTTGCGCCCGGAGATTTCCCAGGGGAGGGACTCCCATTCGATCACGGTCGAGTAATACTTTCGGACATCTGAAATCTCTCGAGCAAGACAGGAACTCACGGATGATAAAGTGTCACCCACACACCTCCCGTATTGCACAAGAGCCATTTGGCTAATATATTTCTTGCTCTTTATTAACAGAAAGATGGGACTTCCTCAGCGCCCGCAGTCGGCGCACCCTTCGTCGGCGTTGACGGCATTAGCAGGAGGAGGTGTTAGAAAACGCACGGGGGATGACCCCACGGCGCGGAAGGCGGCCAGGGCGGAGAGGGAGGCGGCGGCGAAGAAGGCGCAATATCGAGTCAATCGGTTGCAACAACTTTTAATGAATGTGAACCGGACGGCGCGCGAGGCGGCGGCGCGCGAGGCGGCGGTGGCGCTCGGGCAGCGCGCGCCGGCGGGAGAAGGACCACCAACCGGGAGCGCATCGGCGAACATATTGGCCGATGCGTTCACTACTTTGCGTATCAACGGCAAAAATACCCCTTCTGGCTACGACGCTGGACTCCTCACAGCATCACAGAGACAAAATTTACCTACGAATGCCGCCAGCGTTGACATCACTCTCAGTAAAAACATTCTCAATCGCCTGCGTGAACTTCATACCGAATCATCCAACATAACTCCAGCGAACGGGGGCGATGGCGTTGAGTATGCAGGGATCATCAAAATTAAAGGACAGGAAACAACCAAAGATTTCATGCCAGCAGAACTAATATTACGGTCGTTCGAGAAAGGAAATGTTACAAACAAAAATACAGAGCTGCTGCGTAACTCCATTCAGGTGGTGAATACTGTAACGAACGGGCTGTCCAGGGCGGTAACGCCTAGTCAGCAGATCGTGGATTCTAGGATAACGTTCCACACCCACCCTACTCCTCAGCGGCGTAACCAGCAGGAAAAGTTGGATAATAACGAGATTTTCACAATGCCTCCGAGTATACCCGACATCCAGTTCTATCTCAACAACTGGCCGAAAACCCAAGCGAACATAATCGTGGATCAATTTGGTTTCTATGTCGTCGATGTTATAGAGTCCGACGGCAAAGGCATGTTCCTGACTACACAAGGAACAAACAGCTACCAGACGCGCTTAAAAGTCATAACCGATCTTTGGTTCGCCGTCTTCCTCTGGGATCCGGCGAATACTAATTCACGCATTTCCCCAGACAACATAAAAGCCTTAATCTATGAGGGGTGGAGTGGTTCAGTGCCGAGTGTAGTAAATGCTGGCTTGGCGAGGTTAGCGAAAACTGAGGAATACGTAAGGAATACTCGTACTGTATATGGTTGGGCTCAGGGTTTGCGATTTCCCAAAGATCAAGTCGATAAATACAACGAGGCTCTGGATGAATTCCGCATCGTTACAGGAGTTTCTGTAAAGTATTACACACAGGCCCAGATTACCAGTCTCAACAGCTCTGCTAACAAGTCCGTAGTAAGGCAAACTTTACCCACGGTGACCCTGACGTCACGAGTTGTGCTTAGTCAGTACATGCAGGCTTTGAAGGAGATGCGTGGATAAATTATCTCAGGGAGTGGTATATACACAATGCCATCCTGCGGCAACCACAAATCTAACTACACCCCCGAGCGCGGCGCCCCTCTGGCCGCCCCCGTCAGGAGCACGCCGACCGCGGCCCCCCTGATGAAGTTCCTCAAGCGGTGCGAGGTTCGCTCGACCCTGATTGCCATCCTGGTGATCATGCTCCTCAAGAAGCTCAAGATGCTTTAAATCTCTGCATAGAGCAGATATGCCCGTGAAAGTTCGGTTACGCCCCAGCAACAAAAGTGACAAGAAGTGGATGGTCACTTTTGTGGATGACGTGCGACAGAAGACGATTCACTTCGGAGCCAAGGGGATGAGCGATTACTTGCACCACAAGAATCCCATGCGGATGCGCTCCTACGTGGATCGCCACGGCGGCAGGGTTCCCCAGAGTCTGATGGAAGACACGAACCCGCGGAGCGTCCAGAAGCGCATGCTGGGTGTCAAGAGCAGCACCCGCGAGACGTGGGGTCGGGCGGGCCTGAGAACCCCAGGCTTCTGGAGCAGGTGGCTGACGTGGAGCTTCCCCTCCCTCCGGGGTGCCAAGAAGCTCATCGAAGAGCAATACGGTGTCCAATTCGTATGATCAGCTTCGTGAGAGTTAAAGAGACGTTGGTTGCCTCCATGGTCATCCTAACAGCCTCTGCAAATCTATCGCCCATGCACTTCTGGTAATTAAAGTTGTGAGGCGAAAATAAATCAAGTAGAACCAATGGCTTTTCATAAGCGCTTCCTAGAGAGTATCGCGATGTGCGAACCCTACGAAGACACTGATGAACAGCGGCAGGTTGTGTGGGACTGCGAGATGCTTGTGAAGGAGCTCCGACCCCTCTACCGCCAGCTGAGCCTCAAGGCTCGGCGGCTCAGGCGGTGCGCCAAGGGGCGGAAGTACCTCTTCAGCACTCTGGATAGGAAGAAGACCGTGCTCCAGAAGCTGAACCGGGCGGAGGACATACTCGCCTGGAGTATGGGTCATTGAAAAAAATCGATAGGTCTCGGACATCCCTCCCCATCTTATCGATGTCTCTCTGTATCTTAACCAGAGGTCTCCTGATTATCAGGGCGCCCACTATCACCGACAGGCACAGGAGCATCATTTAATGATGACCACTTGTCATACCCACACAAGTTATTAAATGGAATACGACATGCCATGGGACGAAATCCCCTCCCCTGAGATGTGCGTCCCACGACTTTAACCACGTAGATATCATCAGCATCCCCAAGGCGGGGTTACAGCCCGGGACGCACCCGTGGACCAGTGCCGTCGACACGGCGCAGACACGATCCACGTTGTACCTCCACCCCGGGCGGGGGTTTCTCCAGTGATTCACGCTGATCAGCGCCATACCACAGTCGACAACCCCCCGAGCTCTCCTGCCCCTGCGAAGGTTTATGATGCCTGGGATGACGAAACACACGCTCGTGACGACGAGTGGTATCATTCACTCTGTAATACATCTAGAAAAATCGGTCTACCCGATTGATGTGCGACTTGTACTGCACCTCGGGATTGTCCCACACGGAGACGGTCTCGTTCCCGTAAATCTCCTGGCAACCGATGTCCTCGGTGCAGTCCCTGCCGTCCTTGGTCAGGGGGATGGAGTAGTTGTTGTGCCCGTTGCCAGCCGTGGTCCAGTAGTGAAACCTATCCCGCCGCCCCCTGACGGGCTTGGCGTAGATGGGGCGCAGATCACCACCCTCATCCTCACTCTTGAGGAGGCCCACCTGGTGGGGAGCCTGGGGGCGGTAGTACTTGTTCACCGGCGCAGGGCGGTACTCTGGGAGGCCGTCCACCAGCGCCTCATGGGGGCGATCGACCACCATGCTCCTGATGGGAACGGGGGCGGAGTCCATCGGGACCGGTTCGGAGGGGAGGGGCATCTTGGAGTTGATGAGGTATCCCATGATGACCCCGACCATGAGGATGGATACAACGATAAGTACAATGTTAAAACGCTTCATTGATATATGTAGAGATAATGTTTATATTGGGGATAGACGTTGGCATCATCAACTTGGCTCTGGTTCAGATTGATATTGATGATGCCACGTGGCAGATAAAGAGGGTGTGCGCCTGTCACCGGGTAGATATGACTCGAGGATGCCAGTCGCGGGAGACGACCGATAGGGTGGTTGCCATGGTTAAAAAGTTCCAGGCGGTCTTCGACACCTCGGATGTGGTCCTTATCGAGCGCCAGCCCCTGACGGGTCTCACGGGGGTCGAGGAACTCCTCTTCTACATGTTCCGCCAGAAGTGCCAGAAGGTTTCGCCAAATTCCATGCACAAGTTCTTCGGGATCAACACCTTGGACTACGAGGGGCGCAAGGTGCAGACGGTCGCCAGGGCGCGTCCGTGGCTGGAAGAGCAGGAGGGGTGGTTGAGAAATTCCGAGCGTCAGCACGACATGGCGGACGCCATGTGCATCATCCTGTGGTGGTGGGAGCACAACCGCCCCAAGGGTCCCAATGTATGGGAAAAATTTCGTTGCCTATAATATACAATGAGTGGCAACGGAACTTACCTAGACCCGAAAGGGCAGTATGTGGGGTTGATGAGTGATAAGGAATTCAGGACAGTCGTGGAGGCTGCGAACATCCTCAATAATAAGCAGATGAACCAGAAGCAGGCGAGGAAGGCAACCACAATGATGTTAAAATATGGAGTCGAGCGCGAGGAGGACCTCCCCGCCTCCGCATTCTGAATGCGCCTCACACCAGCATAGTGAAAGAGAGGAACAGCTTGTTCCAGTTTGATTCGTCTATGGCGGTTCTAGCCATCGGTATCATGAAGAACACAATGCGATATACAACTACGAAGAGCGATATGGAACCCACTATGTATTCTGAAACAGTGGTCGCCGTCATTCATAATGTAGTATGGTCCATCCGTTTTAAAAGAATAGAGGTATATGGCATCAGAAGGCGTAATGCTTCTGTGTGAGTTTGAGGGACACCCAGGATTTCTGGCGGAAGAAACGGGAGTGTGCATATTCTACGGTCTCACGTTCCCCAGCATCCTGGAGGTCGCACAGTATCTGAAGGGTGTCTCGGCGGGTCCGGAGTACGAGGGGTCGATCGCCAGGGGTGGCGTCAAGTTGTTGCTAGACCCCGAAATGAGAATGTGGTGGTCGGTAGGGAGGTGGTGGCCAGACAAGAGGTCGGCCGTCCTGGCTGGGAAAAGAATGTTCCGTTAGAGTAATGGCGTACCTACCACGTAAATATCTCGCTGGTCTCACCCCCGCCGAGAGGCGGACTCGGGCGGCCCGGATCCGCAAGGGGTCCAAGACCAACCACCGTGACCCCAAGGCCTACAAGCCCTGGAAGACCGACAAGGGCAAGAAGGTCAAGACCTCCTCCTACACCGTGCAGTTCCGCAAGAAGTACGGGGCGGACAAGAAGACTCTGGCTCAGAAGGCCCGTGCCGCCAAGATACCCCTGGGGATCGTGCGGAAGGTTTACAACAGGGGGATGGCGGCGTGGAGGACCGGCCACCGCCCCGGGGCGTCCCAGCAGGCGTGGGGGTATGCCCGTGTCCACAGCTTCGCCATGAAGGGCAAGACCTACTACACCGCCGACGCCGATCTGGCTAAGGAGTTGAAGGCGGCTCGGGCTCGACGTTGATGGGCGGCGCCTCCAATATTTCCAGAATGTACTTGTCAGTCTCCTGTGCCACAGGTGAGATCTTGACCACACGGCACACCCGTGTGGTCACGGTGGGTGGTCGGGGTGGTGAAGCCACCACGGGTTTGCAGAGTAGCGAAAACATTTATTATCTTGGCATATCATAATATAATGTCGGGTATTACTCAACTTGTCTCTGTTGGCGCTCAGGATGCCTTCATCACGGGGTCCCCTCAGGTGTCCTTCTTCCAATCCATTTACAAGCGTCACACCAACTTTTCAATCTTCCACAAGACGAACATCTTCCAGGGGATGCCCCGCGCCAGCGGGATGTCCACGGTTCGCTTCGAGAGGCTGGGTGACCTCCTGAATTATACGTACCTGACGGTCAGCCTGTCGGGCGTGAACCAGGAGGTGTCCGACTGGACCCAGGTGGTGGAGCAGGTGGAGCTCCTTATCGGCGGGCAGGTGATTGACACCCAGACCTCCGAGTTCTGCGAGGAGATTGCCGTTGACACCTTCGCCAACACGGCTGCCAAGTCGTTCCCCGCCAGCCTCCACGGCGGTCTCGGGTCCAACTCGTACTTCTACCCGCTCCGCTTCTTCTTCTGCGAGAATTGGTTTTCCAGCATCCCCCTGGTTGCCCTCCAGTACCACGATGTGGAGCTGAGGATCCGGTGGGCGGCGGGGTTCAACCCCTCCTACAAGTGCACCGCACACTCGTGCTACATCATGATGGACGAGGATGAGCGCAAGATGATTGCCTCCCAGCCTCAGGAGATGCTCATCACTCAGGTGCAGAAGATCACCCCCAGCAATGACAAGATCCAGCAGCTGGACTTCAACCACCCCGTGAAGTTCATCGCCTCCTCGAACGCCGTGACCCAGAACGTCCTGGTGTCCGACACCAACAAGGTGAAGCTCGTGGCGAACGGCGTTGATCTCACTGAGAGTGCCGTGAGCATTCCCTTCTACACGGCGGTGCCCTCGTACTACCACACGGATTACTCCAGCAGCAACGCGGAGAACATCTTCCTGTACTCCTTCGGGCTCAACACGAACAAGCACCAGCCGTCGGGGACCCTGAACTTCTCCCGCCTGGACTCGTTCCAGATTCACTGCGATGCGCCTGTCAACAAGAACATCTACGCCGTGAACTACAACGTCCTCCGGGTGCAGAACGGCATGGCGGGGCTCACCTATGCTAATTAGACATTTAGAGATATCCAACCATTGATATACAAGAACGATGCTCCGTCACTGCGATCTGTTCGCTGGGACTGGCGCTTTCACCCTGGCTCTTGAGAACACGGGCAAGGTTGAAACCGTCTACGCAAATGATATGTGCAAGAACTCCAAGGTGATATACGATCACAACTTCAAGGTCAAATTGGATCACCGCAACCTGAATGACGTTCCGCCTTCCGAGATACCACCTCACGATGTACTGACTGGAGGGTTTCCCTGTCAGCCCTTTAGTGTCGCTGGGAAGAGGGAGGGGTTCAGGGACCCGAGGTCTAACGTGTTCTGGGCAATCATGAACATCGTGGAGCATCACAAGCCACGGTATGTGATCTTGGAGAATGTGAAGAACCTGACGACCCACGATAACGGCAACACCATTAAGACTGTGCGGGAGGCGTTGGAGGAGAAGGGGTACAGCATCACGTGGAAGGTTGTGGACACTGCGAAGATCACCGAGGTCCCTCAGCACAGGGAGCGCATCTATCTCGTGGCGACGCTGGGTGAATCACCCGCTATGGAGTTTCCAGTGGTTGCCAAGAGACCCGTTGCGGACTTTCTGGAGCGGGGTGAAATCCCAGCGAAGTACTACTACACCGAAGCGTCAAAGGCGTGGGAGTTGGTGAGCGAGGCGTGCACCGAGAGGGGCGTGGTCTACCAGTACCGCCGGGTGTATGTCAGGGACAACAAGAGCGGTGAATGCCCAACGCTGACGGCGAACATGGGTGGGGGAGGGCATAACGTTCCACTCATAGTGGATGACGCGGGGATACGCAAACTGACACCAAGGGAATGCTTCAATTTACAGGGATTTCCCGACACCTACAAACTACCCGCGCTCGCTGACTGCCACCTCTACAAACTCGCTGGGAATGCCGTGTCCTACCCCGTGGCACGGCTCATATCACAGAAGATCATGGACTTGAACTGACCCGAGTATATCACATCAGTATGACCCTTCACCTTTTCCAGTAGGGTATCAGGGTTTACACGGGGACGCCTCCCTTGTTCAGCCTGAGCCTTATACGTCTTTGGCTCTTTGTGCTTGTTAATCTCCATGTTGTACCATTCTTCGTCACTGGACTTCAAGTTGACCCTGAATATCTTGAAATGATCGTCTTTCCACTGACGCGCGTCGAGCAGATATAGCACATCCCATGGACTCGAAGGAGTAAATGAGATGGGCCCGTCAGACGTAAACGCTTTACATTCCAACTTCCCGCTGACTTCCGAGGCGAGATCACCACTCTTGGTGTTCCGGGTACAGTCTGGGACCCCGTTGTTTCGTAGGAAGCACTGTATAGCCGACTCGCTTATATCCTCTGGAAAGGCGGGTTCCCTGTACTTTACACTAGCGCTGGCAGTCAATTCACGAGACATGATCACATACTCTCTATGTAAGAGATACCTCTTGTAGGTACACTGGTTTACCGGTATCTGTTCTGTCATCGTGCTTGTATACCTATAGCGTTCCAAAGCCTTAAGGACTTGCGGACATAATTTATTCTTGGTATATCTTAATAGCAATGGGACGTAAAAACACATCAAAAGCTGCAACACTTTCCGCAACCTTCGGTACACCGCTGTACCGTTTTGGTTCGTACGAGGAGAACTCCACTACTGTTACGAATCTCATGTTTGAGCACGGGAACGGTCCCCGTGATGTATCCGCCTTCTCTGCGTTGCTCGCTAACACCTTCGGGGTGGAGGTGAACTTCTTCACGACCCAGCAGGATCTCACGAGCGTCGAGAGTGTCGAGGTCTCCTTCCACTCCTTTGCGGACGCCGCCGCCTTTAACTCATCCCCCAATGCCACGGAGATCATGGCAGCCTTCAAGCAGATGATGGCAACCCGCTTCGGGGTGGAGGTGAGCGCCGTCACCGTCGTGGTTGCCGACGGGTCCGCCAAGTTCCAGACCTCCGTGACGACCCCCACACCCCTCCCAGCGCCCTAAACTAGAGGATGTCCTCGACGAGTTCCCAGCACCGCAAGACATCATCACGGCTCGGGAAGATTTCGACCCGCTCCCCGCCCTCGAGACATCTCTGCAGGACATCCATATAGGCGTCGTTGTGACGTGAAGGGTGGAATACCTGGCAGTTTTCCTGGTGGTCAAACAGAATTATTTGGAACGTATCCCTCTCAGCCCTCTTGGCTATATCCACGTGTATGGTCGTGTTCCCACCCAGGCAGGTGGTGGAGCAGGTGACCGCCGTGGGTGCATCGAGAGGACCAGAATATCCTGGGTAGTAATCAACCACACAGTTCTCCTTCGAAAAGGGCTCTATGGTTTCGATACCCCCAATCATCTTGCCAACCACCATCAGCACGTGGTTCTGGATGAAGTCCCTGACGATCCCCATCTCGGCGAAGCTGTGGATGCGGTCTTCCACATCTGCAGTCTCGTGGATAGTCACGTAGATGTCCTTGATGGACTTGGGGTTTCCAATCGCTGGGATGTTTTTGCAGAGATAGTGATCTACAAAGACGACGTCTCTGTCGTCCAGATGTTTCATCAGTTCGAGGCATGACTCGTAATCCTTCCCCACAGGCTTCTCCACGCATAAGCGGGTGTCATGTGGTATCTTGTCTATCAAGTAGGGGATGGTCGTGCTGTTCACGGCGAAATATGTAACATCTGTTTGGGGTAGTTCATCGTCAGGGGTGAACCACGATCTCTGGGTATTCTGATCTCGACGAGTTCTAGAGACGTACTTGACATCTCTAAACCCTGCGCCGTACATGCGGTGGCGGAGCTTCGTACGAACTAGATGACCGGTCGCGCCAAAGAGAAGCATAGACATAGTGTATTGAGGTGTATATACATAGCGATTAATCTTTAATTTTCACAGGGTGGCTCCCAAACGCGTTGCGCTGCGCCATCACCAGAGCCATGGATAGGCTCCGCCTCTCACGGGTCTTGTAGGCGTCCAAGGCGGCGTTGAGGGCTGGGAGAGGGCACCCCGCCTTTGTGCGGAAGTTCTCTGCAGCCTCGTAGTTCAGGTGCATCGTGGCAGACAGATCCACATCCAGCATATTGGTCGTTATGATGGCACCGCTGCTCCAGTTCCGCTTCACAATCTCAAAGTCCGCATCCATGCTCTCGCACAGCAACAGACCCTCCCAGAGGGCGGAAGCGAAGGCAAACTCCAAGACTCCCTGGATGTCCACATCCTCCACATCCTTCGGGCGCGCCCCTTCGCCCCTGGGCCCCATGCTCAGTATCCGAGCATTCACAGACGCCATGATCATCCCGATCGGGATGTTGTTGAGAAGCGCGTGCTGGGCGCACCAGGTGCCCGTCGAGTTCATCATCGCCTCGTCGTCCAGGGTGTCCACGTAGTTCAGGTCGATGGAGCGCGTCAGGGAGATGAGGAAGCCCTCAAGGTTTCCCATGTCTCGGTCGATGAACTCGAGGAAGCTCTCGTGGCTGACACTGTCGTACACCTCGCACAGGGACTGCATCATCGCGTACTCCACCCCGTTGTGCACGGTCTTTACAAAGTGCCCAGCGCCGTAATCGCCTCCGTAGTACTGGTGGTTTCCCTGATCGGAGCATATGTGATCGAGGAGTTCCTTGCTGGTCCTGTACCCCAGGGGCGATCCACCCACCATGATGCTGGGGCCCTTCAGGGCACCCGAGGAACCTCCTGATATCCCCGCGCCCAGGTAGTGCGCCCCAACGTTTTCCAGCAGCTTTCCTCTCTTTCTGGAGCGCGTGAAGTGCTCGTTGGCGCCATCAATCACCACATCCCCCTCATGCATGTGCGGGATCATGGCGTTGATTGTGGAATCTATTGGCATCCCGTTGGGGAGCATGATGACAAACTCCCTGTCGGCGCCACCCACACCCTGAACGAGCTCGGGGATTGATTCGTAGACAGTGGAGTTCTTTATCTCACCCACGGTTCCTTTGTAGCTCCTGCTATACAGGTGAAGGTGAGTATTGGGCTTTCTAGAGATGTTGCGTGCCAGGTTTGAACCCATGGTTCCCAGTCCAATCAGGCCGACGTGATGCATTACTATGGAGGTGGGTATTAAATACCAAGGTGGGGCGCAGTTCAGTCGCTCTAAGAGAGCTTAAAGGGTGTCGACTATAAATTGCAAATATGAAGTTCATTGATCTGTTCTGTGGGATTGGGGGCTTTCACCAAGCCCTCGCCTCCTTGGGACACGAGTGCGTCTTTGCAAGTGACATAGATGCCTCCTGTCGCAGGGTCTACAAAGACAACTACGGGATTGAGCCTGTGGGAGACATAACCAAGCACGTGGACGACGTGCCACCCCACGACATCATGTGTGGTGGGTTCCCCTGCCAACCCTTCTCGAAGGCTGGGTTTCAGCGAGGGTTTGAGGACGAGAACAGGGGCAACTTGTTCTTTGTGATGTGCGAGATCATAGACCGTCACAAGCCCAAGTACCTCCTGTTGGAGAATGTGCGCAACCTCGCATCCCACGACAACGGGAACACCTGGGAGGTCATCAAGCGATCGCTCAGGGAATTGGGCTACAGCACCTACGACGACCCCACGATCCTGAACGTCCTGCACTTCGATGTCCCCCAGAACAGGGAGAGGGTGGTGATAATGGCGGTGAGGGGTGGCGAACTCCCCCCGCTCCCCGAGTTCTCCCGCAATCCCCGCAGGACCGCGCAGGTTCAGGTGTCGTCTGTGATGGAGACGCACCCACCCAGCCTCCCTCGCAAGTTGGAGGTGGTGCAGGAGGTGTGGGATCGCTTCTTGGGGCTTGTGAACGACCCCCCGCGCTTCCCGATATGGACGGACTGGTGGGACTCGGGGGACGACCCGGACCCTCGGTACGTCAAGTGGATCACCCAGAACAGGGAGTTCTGGGAGGAAAATAGGGCTACTCTCCAGCCGTGGTTGGCGTGGGCTCGAGAGAAGCCTGAGTGGGTGGGGGCTGTTCGCAAGATGGAGTGGCAGGCGGGGATGCCAGGGACGACACTAAACGATTTCTTGTGGACTCCCCGCCCCTCGGGGATCAGGGTGAAGAAGTGCGATTACATACCTACACTGGTCGCCATGGCCCAGATACCAGTCTATGGACCGCAGCGGCGCAAGTTAAACCCCAGGGAGTTGTTGAGGCTTCAGAGTTTCCCCGACGACTTCAAGTACGAGGAGAAGAAGATATTCAAGCAGGTTGGAAACGCCGTGAACTGCAAGATGATTAGGTGGTGCATGGAGTTCCTCGCCTCCGAGTAATCTCTTCAAGAACTTTACCACCAAGGGTAGTCAGTTCCTTGCTTGTCATCCCTTCGAGGCTCATAGGTTCGTCCACCTTCCTGAACCCCCTCATAACGCTATACTTCACAGCACCATCAACGGGTTCAGGAAGAGGAACGAATTGTGTCGCATTCGTGAGCATCTTGTAAACCTCTTCCCTTTTAATCAGCCGATTGGTCTTGTTGTTGCTACTCAAGATCACATTCTCCTTGCAGAACTCTTTGGAAACGACGTAGAACCCCGCCTTCACGCATTTGTTTTCACGCTTCCACCACACACCACCCCGTGTGATCAGGATTAGTACATCACAACCAAACGATTCCCTCTCTGTATCTGCATCATTCTTGGACCAGTCGAGAGCGAACGTCGAACCATCGTCCTTCATTGAAGACTTGAGTGACAGAGGTATGTCGCACAACTTGAGGTCGGCCTCTCCCACGTGGTACTTCTCATACTCTTTAGCCCCCTCGAAATACTCACTGAGAAAGTCGTCCAAGATGGCTGCTCCACGCATCCCACAGCCGTCTCCTGTCATGGTCTTTTTAAGAGCATGAAAGCAGTTGGATAAGTATTGCAAGTCCTGTGTAAGGAGGAAGTCATTGATTGCCTCCATGTTCATATATACTAATATCATCACACATCCTTAAGTTCTCATATACATAATTAGTCGCTAACAGGCACCGCCTTCGTCACCAAATCCCTGACCAAGTCGCCCCTGATGGTCCCGCTGGACAGCAGAGCGTCCTTAATCTCACCCAGCGCTTGCCGATAGCACCACAGCTCATCCACCACCTCTTGGTACACGTTGTTCAGAAGGCTCTGCACCCCCTCATCCACCAGAGCCTTCTGAGCCTCCGAGTTGCCAGGCGACACGGCCACCATCCCCACCTCGTGGGAGAAGCCCAACATCTCCACCATCTGGTAGGCAATCTGCGTCGCCTGCTGGATGTCTCCCTGGGCACCCGTGGTCACCAGAGCCTTGCCGTATATGATCTCCTCCGCGGCCCTGCCGCCCATGGCAACCTGGAGCTGCGCCATCAACGCCGCGCGGGTCGGCATGTCGCTCTCCTCGCTCGGGATGAACTGGGTGAACCCCCCAGCGGGCCCACGGGGTACGATGGTCACCTTGCCCACAGCAAGCCCGTTGATGACCCCGATGATGGCGTGCCCCGCCTCGTGGTACGCCACCAATTCGTTGCGATCCTCGGAGACCTCGCCGGGCTTGGGAAGCCCTATGGTCACCTTCTCGTAGGCGTTCTCCACATCCTCCTGACTGATGACCGTCTCGCCCCGACGGGCCGCGTAGATTGCAGACTCGTTCATGAGCGACTTCAACTCGGCACCGTTGAATCCGGGAGTGAGTTGAGCCAGGTCGCGCAACTCTATGGTCTCCGCCAACTTCTTGTTCTTGCTGTGAACCCCCAGGATCTTCTCCCGGCTATCCAAGTTGGGGAGTCCCACCTCCACACGGCGATCGAAGCGCCCCGGACGCAGCACGGCGGGGTCGATCGTGTCGGGGCGGTTGGTTGCCCCCAGTATGATGATGCCCCCATCGTCTTGATTGAAACCGTCAAGCTCCGTCAAGAGCTGGTTGAGGGTCTGCTCCCGCTCGTCGTTGCTGTTGCCCATGGGGTTGGCGGAGCGCGCCTTTGCCAGAGCGTCCAGCTCATCCACAAAGATGATGCAGGGCGAGTTCTTGCGAGCGAGCTCAAAGAGCTGGCGGACCCGCGCCGCCCCGAGGCCCACGAACAGCTCCACAAACTCGGAGGCAGAGGTGGCAATGAAGGGCACCCCCGCCTCTCCCGCGATTGCACGAGCCAGAAGGGTCTTGCCGGTGCCTGGGGGGCCGCAGAGGAGACAGCCGGTGGGGATCTGCGCCCCGGCGGCGATGAAGGTCTCGGGGGTCTTGAGGAAATCCACAATCTCCCTGACCTCTTGGAGTTCCTGATCGATACCTGCAACGTCCTCAAAGCGTGTTTCCACATTCTCGACGATCTGAAACTTGTTGCCCATCCCTGGGGGCATGGGCGGTCCCTCACTCCCCCTACGGATCAAGAAGTTCACGATGGCAAAGGCGGCGACAAACATGAAGCCACTCGAGGCCACATCTCCCAGGGCGGCAGGGGGGTCGGTGAACTGGATGTTTACGTGGTGGTCCCGTAGGGTTTGGAGGAACGTCTCGTCTATGAAAACCTTGGCGCTGTCGGCAATCCCATCCTTCTGGAGGAATTGGATGTCGGGCTTCCCAGGGAAGATCGCCACATCGGTGACGCTGTCTGACTCGACAAGCGTGAGGAAGTCAGAGTACGTGGATGCCTTGCGCACTCCAGAGGAGCCGAGGCGACGGCGACGTGCAATCACAGGGGCGCGCAACGAAATGGCTTTCATGGCTTTCTTACTTATGAGGGGTAGTCTCTAAGTACGCCATCTCCTCCAGAAATTTATCCCACGCTATATTATACAGCAATGGGCGGAGGCAGTAGCAAGGTGAAAGTCAGGGACGAGATCGACATATCCTCACTCAACTCGCAGATAACAAACATCGTAACTAAGACGGCAAATCGCGCCAACTCAACCATAATGAACAAAAATGAAATAGATTTTGGCAACGTTACGTGTCATTCAGGAGTTGCTAGAATAAATCAACAAATAGAGGGAGAGGTTGTCATCGATGTAAATTTTCAAACAGAAGATACGGAGGAACTGAAGACGCAGATATCGGCACTCATCGATGCAGAAGTAGACAAGCAGGTGAAAGCTACTACTGAGTTGGGTTCAGGGTGGGGAGACTTTAGTGCAAAAAACCAAGATGTCAGCACATTGTTCAAACAAGAAATAAAAAACAAAGTAGTTACGAATTCGTTATCTGAGGTTATAAATGAAGTAACAACATCCGTGCGAAACGAAAATGTGGCGGAGGTCCAAGATTTTGAGATGGATCCCTGTAGTTTTAAGGGTAGGACCGCAGCCGAAATAGTACTTCTGACTGAGGCGTGTAAAGTCAATGGACAACTACCGAACTGCTTGGATGTCGATCAGAGTGTCGCAGTGGACGTGAAAGTAAAGGCCATCACGGACACCATAATGGAAAATCTTGGTGACCTCACGATCGACTTGGAAACGGTTTTGGAGGCCAAAACAGTAAGTGACACATCAGCTACCGGATTTGCAGGCATCTTGGATGTGATTGCGGATTTCTTCTCGAGCCCTTATGTTGTCGCCGGATTCGTCGTTGTCGCCATTTTCGCCATTATCTACCTGGGACGCAAGATGCTCGGCGGAGGCGGAGGCGGACGACGCCCTACGAACCCAAAAACAACCGCAACGACGGTGGTACTGAATGAAGTGGTGAGGACGAAGGCGACGAAGGGCGGGTAAAAAAATGTCTGTGAATACCAAGACAACTCATGGCGGGAATGATAGGCTCAGGTGGCACCACCTACACAGGGTCCAATAGGCAATATAACTGCCCGAATAATGCCGATGTATGGTGCACGACGGGTGGGGTTGACGGTATGCCCCCCGTTGTCCTCTTCTCCGTCGCCCCAGACCTCTGTCCAATTGGTAGTTTACTGACGTGCGACGATACCCCTCTTCCGGAAGACGATTCATCATCATCTGACGAAGAAGAGGATGATGCACCAGGCGACGCAGATTGCCTACCAGAAGGGTGTTATAACCCCAAAATCGCAAATGTCGCCTTCAGGATGCGGATGGATGACGGCGGGAAGAAGACGCGATTCATGTACAATGGCGAAACAAAGTATCCAACTAACCCAAGTGGCAAGTGGCAAGATAGTGACGGCGGTCAGTTTCTGAATCTTACGATCTCAACGACTAATGACAGGTTTTGTACAGTACTCGAAAAGTTGAAGAACTCCTATCTCTTTTCGGAAGATAACGATGACTGGCGGATGACGGGTATCTCATTCACGTTCACTATATCCTCCTCCGAGGCGGTAAGATGGTACGTACCTCCTCGAAGATTTGGCCACAACGGTGAATCTTGGAATGACAAGGTTTCAGGTACAAATGGTGCGAGGGGTGAGGATTCAATACTTGTGTATGTGGGCCATCAGGAGTTTATAAAGGTATATCCGGATGATCACAGTAATAGCCAGTGGGATTATGATATAGACGATGAGGAAATAAAATTCGACGGGACCGATAAGCTTAAAAACCCACACGATAGGTACTATTTCAAGGGAGTTTTGGAGGGCGATAGCAGTGCCACGGAGACTATTCTTGATAAAGTGTTCCCTAGTGACAAGTGTCACTTCAAACTCCCAGAAGAGGTCATCGAGGTGAAGAGTGTCATAAAAAAGGGTGACATACAAGCACACGACTACAAGTTTAATAGCTTTAGGTGCAGGGGTGAGTTCACGGAGGATTGGTTTGAGCGACATCGCGAGGTTCAGGAACAGGGTGGCAATGATGTATTCGGGGATTGGCATTACGATGTTACAAAGAACTCCGAGGGGGATGTAACCAAAAGATACTGCACAATCCCCAACAGCGAACAGAGCATCCCGGGTGGCCCTCCATGCCCTGGGGCAGTGTCGTGGAAATGGGACGATCCTCCCACCGAACGGACAAGCCAACAAACCCTTGCGTGTTATTACGCCGCCACGAATACTGACATAATGGGTTATGAGGACGAACTACCGCCCGAGTCACAGAATGTTGAAGGTGTTACAATCCACAATCAATTGAAGAACAGCTATTGTAACGCAAGTGGTAACGCATTAAACGTTATAGAGACGGCTGGTAATAAGACATGCACACAGTACCTGGATGATTTCACACTGTTAAAAACGCAATGTGAGCAGAATAATACCTCACAGACGGACTGGGTCAATTGTAGGACCGTCTTGTCTGATGATACCGCTGGTCCCTTTTATGAAACATTTTTAGAGGGCTATTGCGATAGCAACCCACGCAAACCCATATGCGAGTGCTACAATATCAAGAAACTCGTCGGCGGGGAACCGTTCTGTGAAGGTAAAACCGATGCTGAGGCTATAGGATGTACGATGTGGAATGACGCGTATGACAATCTCATGGGGTCGCAAGAAGTAAGTGATACGGCTAAGACTCAATTCTTAACATACCCTCATTGCTTCATGCCACTCTGTAATAAAAGTGATGTCTGGACTCCCGTAGGAATTAGAGGCGCTCAGTGTCCAGCGATCCAGATATGTCAGAACTCTATAGATATAGAGGAGTTGAATGCTGCTGAAGTAGACTTCACGCAGGCATGTAATATGAGCATTGAGGACACCAGCAACACCAGCAACACCAGCAACACCAGTGCCGAAATAGGCTCTGGTAGCGATTCCAGTTTCTCGGGCACACCGAGTGGTGGTGGTGGTGGTGGTGGTGATGGTGGCGGCGGTGGTGGTGGTGGTGGTGATAATGGTGATGCGTATGGTAGTAGTGGTGGCGGTGGCGGCGGCAGTGATAGTGGGTGGGATTCGCTATCAGATGGCCAAAAGGTTTTTTTGATCATTCTCATTGTTGGCTTATTTGTCGGGGCCATCTGGTATGGGCGGCGCTTCGCGGCGCGACGGGCGGCGGCGGCGCAGGGGACAGTGGTAGTGAGCTAGCGCCACCTAAACGCCTTCTTGATCCGATACCTAGTCAGTTGATGATGTTGACCCGGAGAGTCCCACTTTTTCTTGCGTGACCCCCTGACCACTATCTCCCTCTCTAACGTGACTGTTGTCCTATGCGTTTTGGGAATCTTGGCGCGACCAACACGCGCGGCGATGAGACTCATACAGAGATCTGGGAGCGGTTGCCCAATGTGTTTGATTGCAGCAAGATCCACAAGCCACAGCAGACTTCGCGAGGGGACGGAGGATGACATGAGCCTTCCTAATTTAACGCAACATTAAAACCAACCACCCCACATATACATAAATGAAGTTCATCGACCTCTTTTGTGGCATCGGGTCCTTCCACCAGTCGTTCAAGTCTCTGGGGTGGGAATGTGTCATGGCATCTGATATAGAACCCCATGCTCGAAACACCTACAAGCACAACCACGGGTTAGAGCCTCTCGGAGACGTGACCCTGATCGACCCCAAGGATGTCCCTGCACATGATATAGTGTGTGCGGGGTTTCCCTGTCAGCCCTTCAGCATCGCTGGGAAGCAACAAGGTTTCGAGGACCAACGGGGGACGATGTTCTGGCAGGTTATGAAGTTTGCCCACCACCACAAGCCTCGGTGGATTGTGCTCGAGAACGTCAGGGGTCTCCTCAGCCACGACAATGGTGACAGCTTCAAGAGGATCGTGAGTGACCTCAAGGAGGGTGGATACCCCCACGTGACCCACAGGGTTCTCAAGTGTTCGGACTATGGGATACCCCAGATGAGGACCCGTCTCATCATCGTGGCATCACGAGACTCGCCAGTCCCCTTGGAGTTTTCGGAGTGGGAGAGAAGGGTCACCCTGTCCGAATACCTCGGGCGCAACTTTGCAAAGGACACCGCATACACCATCCGCTGTGGGGGCAGGAAGTCTCGCTTGGACGACAAGCACAACTGGGATGGGTACATGGTCGACGGTCAGGAGTACCGCCTCACCGTGGATGACTGTTTGCGTCTTCAGGGCTTCCCAGATGGCTTCGAGTTCGTGGGACCCAAGATCGCGCAGTGGAAGATGCTGGGGAACACGATACCCACCATATTCACTCGGATGATTGCGAGTGCGATATTAAAGTCTAGCACCTAGAGATTTACAGAACCCAATGGATGTCACACTCGGAGTCAAACTCAACGCCCCCCTCGCTCAGCTCCCGTCCCGCGGGTCTCAAGGTGCAGCCGGTTATGACCTCTACGCCGCGAACCCGGAGCCGATCGTCGTTCGCCACAGCCAACGCGCCCTCATCCCCACGGGCATCCAGGTGGTGCTGCCTCCCGGTACGTACGGGCGCATCGCCCCGCGTTCGGGGCTCGCAGTCAAGAAGGGTATTTCCGTTGGTGCCGGGGTCGTCGACATTGACTACACCGGCGACGTCGGGATTCTTATCTTCAATCACGGCTCCGAAGAGTTCACCGTCACCGCCGGGGACCGTATCGCCCAGCTTATTCTCGAGAGGATCGTCACTCCTGAGGTCGTGGAGTTGGACCACGTCTCCGAGACACGACGTGGCTGTGGAGGATTTGGCTCAACGGGTGCGTAGGTACCAGATTAAACCTATCTAATCATATAGCAGTACAGGATGCCATATTCACCTGACAAGACACTGTCCCTCATACACGAGGCTAGACAGCTGGCGTACGTCCCAGACGCTGGGCCCGTGTACGAAGGGTTTCGCGAGTTTATCCACAGTGACAAGCAGGTCACCGGATACCTGATTATGGAGGCGGGGATCCCAGGGGTCGTGAGGAGCTTCTTCCGTCAGAAGATCAAGGAGTACATCAAGGGTGAATTCATAAACATAGAGAAACCAGACGAGATATTTACAGAATAATGACGCAACAGGTCTATATCATTCTCGACCGCAGCGGCTCAATGGCAACGTGCATTCAAGACACCCTCGGGGGTCTCCAGTACTTTCTGGACTCCCTCGAGGATTCGGCACGTGTCACCCTACTACTGTTCAACCAGACGACGGAGGTGCTGTACAGGGACGCGCCCAAGGGGGATTGGACGCCCCTCACGCCCCAGAAGTACCGCCCTCACGGCACGACGGCGCTTATGGATGCCATTGGGGAGACCATCAAGATGGCTGACATCCACGAGCCTCGTCTGTGGGCGGACCAGGAGGACAACACCATCAGCATCGTGATCCTGACTGACGGCGACGAGAACTCTAGCAAGGCGTACACCTCCGCGCACGTGGGAGAGCTCATCAACCGTCGGCGGACCCAGGATTGGAACTTTGTGTTCCTCGGGGCGAATCACGACGCCATCATGAGGGCGAATTCCCTCAACATCCCACAGGAATCTGCAATGACCTTCTCGAATGAGACGGTCGACACCGCTATGCGGAGCGCGGCGGACGCTCTGAATAGGATGGTCTCTGGGGAGTCCCAGAGTGTTGAATTCTCTCATCACGAGAGGATGGCGAGTCAGCCATCTAACTAATTAGCGAACATTACACCACCCAGCCCAGACTCGATCTTCAGGATGTTGTAGTTGATGGCGTACAGGTCCTGGATGGTGGCGTAATACTCGGTGGTGGCGGTCATGTGAGCCGTGTCGAGGCGGCTGAAGTTGCACGAGCCCGTGGGCTGCAGCTTGTTGGCCTTCTGGGCAAACGAGTACATCTTGAGCGCCACACCCGACTTGCGGTCGCTCCCCGCCTGGAGGGGGGAGTAGTGCTCACAGTTGTAGTAGGGCTGAACCAGCGAGAAGTACTTGTCGGGCATCTTGCTCTGGAAGACCTCCACACCGTTGAGGTAGAGCTGCACGTCGTTCGTAACGTACGCGCCCGCGCCGTCCATATCTGGCCTTCCCCACATAAGCGCTTTAACGGGGTGGTTGAGCAGGCTGAGATCCCACCGGGGGGTGGTGTCGGTCCCGAGGTTCTGGATCTTCTGCATCTGGTGGATCAGGAACTCGTGGGTCGTGTTCGTCATCATCTGACGCTCCTGAGTATCGAGGAGCACAAAGTTGCCGTAGACCTGGAACTTGTCCGGGGCGGTGCCGTCCGCCAGGCGGATCTTGAGCTCCACCTCGTGGTACTGGAGCGCCACGAGCGGCAGAGGGTAGCCGTCGCAGAACGAGAAGTGAAGGGGCAGCCACGTGTTACCAGAGGCGCGGGTGAGGTCCTGGCGGGCGGTGCCGCTCGGAGCACCCTGGGTGAAGATGGAACCCGCCTTGGCTCCGGAGTCCAGGAGGAATTTGTTCCACAGCTGCACCATGAAGAACGCATCCTGACGATCCACCATCTGGCCGCCGATGTACCACTCGAAGATGGCGCCGCCGTTCTCGCTCTCGGCACCGATGAGGCCCGCAAGACCGTTGGCGGCGTTGCCACCCAGGGTCCCCGTGGCGCCGAGGTCGATCCACACGTGGGACAGGAGGTCGCCCACCCTGGGTATCTTGATGCTGATCTCGGAGTTGGGGGCGATGGCGCCGATGATGTCAAGCTTGACGGGCTTGGTGGTGAAGTTGGTGTGACGCCTATACACCTGCTTGAAGAAAGAGACCTCTGGGTCCCCAGTGATGTACGCATCCTGAGCGCCCTGGGCGACGAGCTGAACGAGTGATCCAGACATTGTATATTATACTAGGCAGATAGTTTTTTTCAATAAAGTTTTCGGCACATACTCAAGTATAACGTGCTAGACATGGTTCAGTTCCAAGCATACGCTTGGGAAGCACGTGATGTGGATGATGAATACCTGATCTCCATCTTTGGGAGATGTGCCAACGGCAAGTCTACGTGTGTGACGACAGCCTTCAAGCCCTACTTCTTCATCAAGTTGAGTTCCACCATCACAGAGCCGCAGTGCCGTGACCTCTTCCAGAAGATCCAGAAGGTGTGTCAGGGGATGATCAAGTCCTACGAGTTGCTGCGGTCCAAGGACATCTGGGGCTTCCAGAATGGCAGCAAGTTTCCATTTATGAAGATGAACTTTGACACCATGGCTTCGATGAAGATGGCGGATCGCAAGTTGCAGCGCCCTCTGGAGGGTGATCGCTTCCCGCAGAAGATCTACGAGTCCAACATCGACCCTGTACTCCGATTCATGCACCGCACTGGCATCAGTAGTACGGGGTGGATGGATTCTGGGCCCGCCTGTGCCCGCAACAACGTGGCTCTGGTCGACATCGACCTCTTCTGCAACGACTGGAAGACCCTGAAGCCCGTGGACGTCAAGGGGAACGCCCCCTTCGTGGTGGCATCCATGGACATCGAGTGCTACAGCCACGACAACAAGTTCCCCGACCCTGATATCACCCAGAATGCAGCCTTTCAGATTGCGGTGACCCTCCGCCGTCTGGGTGAGAAGGAATGCTACAAGAATGTGTGCCTCTGCTACAAGGAGACCGACGGCATCTCGAATGGTGAGGTGTGGGAGTACCCCACGGAGAAGGATCTGCTCGAGGGCTTCTCGGAGTTCCTGAGGGACGAGGGGGTTGACATCATGACTGGGTGGAACATCTTTGGGTTTGACTACGAGTACCTGATGAAGCGCGCCGCTATTCAGAGGTGCTCCGTGGAGTTCTACGAGATGGGCAAGCTCAAGGGGGTCACCTCGGAGTTGGTGTACAAGATGCTCTCTAGCAACGCCCTGGGGGACAACAAACTCAAGATCATCCCGATGCCTGGGCGCTACAACTTTGACCTGTTCCAGGAGGTGAAGCGTGAGAAGAAGCTGGACTCCTACAAGTTGGACTCGGTGGCTGAGACCTTCCTGGGGGAGCACAAGTTGGACGTGGATCCGAAGCAGATATTCGCCTCCTTCCGTGGTGGAGATCCCGTGGAACTCGGGCGGGTGGCGGAGTACTGTGTGCAGGACACCCTCCTGCCCCACCGCCTCTGTGACAAGCTGGCAACCATCCTGAACCTGATCGAGATGGCAAAGGCGACGTGGGTCCCGATGTCCTACCTGTCCGAGCGGGGCCAGCAGATCAAGGTGTTCTCCCAGCTCACCCGGAAGGCGAGAGAGTTGGGGTACATGGTACCCAATATCCGCTTCAAGAAGGCGGGAAACCTAGAGAACGAGGATGGCTACGAAGGTGCCACCGTCCTCGACGCTCAGAAGGGGGCGTACTACCGCCCCATCACAGCCCTGGACTTTGCCTCCCTGTACCCCTCAATCATGATGGCCCACAACCTCTGCTACAGCGCTCTGGTGATGGATCCCAAGTACGACAACCTTCCAGGGGTGAACTACGAGAGTTTCCAGGTGGGCGACAAGACCTTCAAGTTCGTGCAGGACTTCCCCGCGGTGCTTCCGGAGCTGTTGAGGGAGCTGAAGGAGTTCCGCAGTCAGGCCAAGAAGGATATGAAGCAGTTCCCAGAGCACTACGAGGTGTTCAACGGGAAGCAGCTTGCCTACAAGATCAGCAGCAACTCCGTCTACGGCTTCACGGGTGCCTCGAAGGGCATCCTTCCGTGCAAGCCCATCGCCAGCACCACCACCTGTCGGGGCCGCCAGATGATCGACGAGACCAAGACCTACGTGGAGGCCAACTTCCCGGGCGCCAAGGTGCGCTACGGGGACACGGACTCCGTGATGGTGGAGTTTGACACCCAGGGGATGTCGGTCGAGGAGGCGCTGGAGTACTCGTGGAAGGTGGGGGAGCAGGCGTCGGCTGAATGCACCAAGCTGTTCAAGAAGCCGAACGACCTGGAGTTGGAGAAGGTGTACTACCCCTACTTCCTCTACAGCAAGAAGCGGTACGCCGCCAAGCTGTGGACCAAGGGGCGGGATGGCAAGATGCACTTTGACTACGTGGATATCAAGGGGCTTCAGGTTGTCAGGCGGGACGGGATCGCCTTCACCCGCGAGACCTGCAAGGAACTCTTCGACATCATCCTGGAGAGCAACGACCCCGAGGCGGCCAAGGAGCTGGCGGTTCGCCGGGGCACCGAGTTGGTGGATGGCAGGGTCTCGATGGAGAAACTCCAGCTCTCCCAGAAGTTGGCGGACTCCTACAAGAATGAGAACATGGCGCACGTCCAGGTGGTCAAGAAGATCCGCGAGCGCGCCCCTGGGTCAGAGCCGCAGTCGGGGGATCGGGTCCCCTACGTCTTGGTGGATACGGGGGATGCCAAGGCTAAGATGTTCGAGAAGTCCGAGGATCCCAAGTGGGTCCGGGAGCACAACATCCCCTTGGACTACCAGTACTACTTCACGAACAAGTTCGTCCAGCCGGTCTGTGATGTCTTGGAGCCGCTGGTGGAGGACCCGAAGCAGGAGATATTCGGTGGGCTGTTACCCAAGAAGCGCACCCGCAAGCCGAAGGTGGAAAAGGGGCAGGTGGCTATTACAAATTTCTTCGAGAATAAGGAATAGGGTCCATACAGAATTAGTACAGGGATGGCTGACGATTTTGCTGATATCAAGGCGCTTATTGAGAAGCGGGTTAATGAGAAGGTCAATGCAACACTCGCAATCTTTGTCACCAACCTCGCAAAGCGATACAAGATGAACCCACACGACATACTGAAGTGTTGCCCGGCTGGGGGAGGAGCAGAGGCTGCACAGCCGTCGGTGGCGAACCGATGTAGGGGGATGTGTGGAAAGGGGTCAAATTCTCGTCAGTGCTCTAGGAGCGCCAAGGACGGTACGGGGTACTGCCGCATGCACATGTGGCAGGGTGAACAGGAGCGATCCAGAGCTCCTACAAGCATTGTGAGCGGTCACACCCACCCCGTATCTGTGCTGTTCCAGAAGGGGTGTCCTGCATGCGAAAGACAGGTATCAACAACACAACGCAAAAAGAATTCGGAGGTTATAGATTTGGGTTTCTAGATATGTAGATGGCGCTCACAAAGTCACAGCTTCTGCTAAAGTCAATGAGTGATTTTTACTCGATACCTGAGAATGCCACAATATTCAAGGACATTGTGTCTGGTTCGAGGTCTGGAGAGGGACATGTGTCTCTCCGATCTATCGAGAGGTTCATAACCTCCTACTCGAAGAATACAAACTTTTGCTTCAAGACCAGCGGGGGGGCATCATTCCCGGTGCACTTGAGGTACAAGTCGACTCTCGACGGTTACAGCAAGAAACTGTTTGACCCTTTTGCCAGATACGAGAGGATAGAATACACCATCCCAGCAACAGGCGAAAAGGTGATGACCACCGTCGCCCAACTCAACTTCCTGAGGTGGGCAATCAAAAATGGGATCGTGGATTACATCCAGACGAACCCTGCGGTTACGAAGAACTCATAAACCCGCGGGAGATGGTGAACCTTCGATCAATGATGTAGTATCCATGAAACTGCACAGTCTCTGTCACGAGTCTGTTCAGATTCATCTGCAAGAAGGTCCCGTTGCTGCTCGTCTTGCTCATGTCGAGCAGGCCACTCGGTGCAGTGGAGGTGGGGTTGAGAGCAAACGTGTACGAGTATATGTCCTTTAACGGAGGCATAAAGTTCGGGTTGTACTTGTAGTAGTTGCGGGTCGATATGTTGCTCCTGGACACGTCCACGAGGGGGCTGAGGCTCGAGTTGTTGTTGATGTATATGTCAGCGGTCGACATTATGGGGTTGAGGGTCTGCTCCACCTCGTTTTCGCTGTCGACGTTGCTCAAGTTCATGCGCTGGTTGAAGTAGTCGAGGTCCGTCAGCTGCTCGAAGATGTCCCTCCGCAGAAACCACACGATGGTCTTCACGGAGTCGTCGCCCACTAGGTTGAACTTCAACCTGGCTTCACCCGTGTCCGCTGGGATCTCCTGAATTGGTTGGCGGACGGCGAGGGTGAACACCCGCTCGATCTTCTTCGTCATGAGCATCTGCCTCTCCTGGAGCGTCACGTCAGCCACGGTTGCCAAGACGTCTATGAAGGGGATGGAGACCACATCGGTGGTGTTTGCAAAGGCGGAGGGTGGATTGAATGTGATGCTCAGCCGAATCTTCTGCTTGTGAATGGAGCATAGTGGGAAGGGGTTCTTCTGGTTAAAGAAGGTTGGGAGGACGAGGTAGACCGTCTGCGCCTCACCGGTCTTGTCACCCCCGAGGCCAGCCGCCAGCGCTCTCCGCTCGCTCGTGTCCGCGTACAGGTTGTAGTATATCATCAACGAGTCGCCGTAGATGGTCTCGATGTCCATCTCGTCCACTCGGATGTTTATGTTGTCCAGGATGGACCACGCGAGGTTGTCACAGTAGGTGGCGGTTCGCGTCCTGGCGTCCAGGAGTTCCGGGAGTTGCACTCGGATCACGAGGTCCGTCATGATGTCCCCCAGTTCTTGGGGGTTCAGGAAGGTTGTGATGGTCTTGCCGAAGGGCCAGCTATCGGTGGGGGCGGTGGTGCTAGGGCGGGACAACCTCTGAACATTTTCGTACTTTGCAAACTTCGAGTGGCGTTCGGGGAGGTTGTAGTGAAACAGGGAGTCGTGGGGGGATGGGGAGTCTAGATAGAGGTCCTGCTTCCCGATCGCATCGAGACTTAATATAGCACCTGTCGTGACCATTACAATTCACCGAGATCTTTTTGCCACATATCTATCACGCGTAGCTTCTGAACCCTAGCTAACTCCACCCGCGCCGCCGCTGCCTTCCGCCGCAACTCCGCCACCTCCTCCTCCGTGTACTCGTACGTCTTGGTCGAAAGCAGGTAATCCACCTCCCGAAACTTGCGGCGAGCCAGGTCAGCCTCCAGCGAAGCCTTCTTGATGCGGAACACCTGGATGTCCCCGCTGCACACATCCTCGATGAACCGCGCCTTCTCAGATAGGCGCTCCGCCTCCTGGGTCAGGTGAAGGACCATCGCCTTCTTGCGCTCACCGTAGACCCTGACCCGAACCTCCACGTAGTCGGCCAGGATCTCCTCGGGGCTCCCGTACCGCTTGATGCCCTGGGTAGGGTGGAACAGGTGCATGTTCGATGTGTGGAACGCCTTGCGCAGCTTGAAGTCCTTCATCATGTCGGTCCCCGTGTAGCCGAAGATCTCAAAGTGAACTTCGTGGGTGGTGCTGGAGTTGCGGTAACTCGTGATCTTCTTCTTCTCAATCAGGTTGTCCAGGTGCTCCTTGAACGGG